TAACTCATGGAAGTTAAGGTTACTAAACTCATCTACAATTATAATACACTTGTCAAGTGTTACGCCACGAATGAATGAGGTGGACCAGAAAGAGACAGTCTCCTGTGCTCTGAGGTTATCATACAGTGCCTCGAAGGCATTGTCATCTGGCATCTCAAACATATACTTCACCATATTCTTATAAGGAATCTGGTAAAGGTTACTCTTGTCCTCATGATCTCCAGGAAGGAATCCAATCTCTCTGGTAGGGACCAGTGAGCGGACCATGTAAACCTTCTCGTATGGAGTCTCTGGGTCCAGGACTTCACGCAATGCAAGATAGAGACTGATGAAAGTCTTACCTGTGCCAGCAGCACCATGCAACACTAGGTTTTTACCTTCAGCATAGGAGTTGAAGATAGTTTCTTGGTTGTCTGTAAGAGGATTGATCTCTTTCAGATGCTCTAGATTGATAGGTTTCTTTCTTCTCATTTGCTTTGCTGTGAGTGTCTCCAGTTTCATGGAGCGACGACGTGTCTTGGACTTTACAGATGTTGGCATAGAGGGTGTTGGTTAGGTGTAACGGGACAGGTTTGCTCTAGGATGGTCTGCTTGCATTTTTTGCATGACCTCCTTGAAACCATCCGACTGTTTAGGCTCACCGTATGTGGTGCCAGGCACTCCTGCCTGCCAGTCCTTATCCCAGTCGGGGTTATCTTCACGCCATTGGTTGTATTCAACCATTGACATTCGGAATTCTTTTTTCTCTCCAGTTTTGAGATTCTTCACATTGTATGTAGGCATTACAAACTCCTGCTCTGCGGCATAACGGAACTACAAATATACTTAGCAGTGGGCACGTCTGCTTCAAAGAGTTGCTTCGACTCACTCTGAGACCGTGCTTCCACGATCCTGAAGTGGTGACGATTACCTGTAGCAGGTAGCGTGTAGGTAATCATGTATCTAATTAGTTTGAAACTCATTAGTCAATCCTCAGACATGGTTGCAAGTCGTCCCAGTCATCGGGACATCCACACTCCTCCTCTGGACACCAGTCAAGTGCCTTGGCAACGATAGGAAACTGACACCTGAAGTGTTGCTTACACAACTCAGCGATGTCCATGTGCTCCTTCTGTGTGCCATTAGCACACCTCAATTCAATATAATGGATCCATGAACGCACAGATCCTGTCATGAAAATTCTTGTGGGCGCAGCGAGAGGAAGCACAAAACGAGCACACTCCTTTGCCACACCTTCACGGAGCAATTCATTGTAGAGATCCATACCCTCTATAAAGTATTGATGGATGCGTCCTTGCAGAAATGATTTCTGATCTGCAGGCACACCGTCAATACTATTCTGTCTATTCTTATTGTCTTGCAGTCTTAGATCAGGCACCTCAATGACCTCACTCAACAGATTAGTATCTGCATAGCGTTGTGAGAACTCTTGATATGTAAATGAACGGTGCCTCAGTATTTGAGCTGCCAGTCCTCTGGTGGTGTTGATCTCCAGCGTCATGAATGCTTGCTCAAACACAGACCAGTGTCCATGCTTGATACAATAACGCAGTAGACCAGCAACCTCAGGGTTGTTTTGATTCTTTGGGTTGCTTACGCGAGCAACATATCCCATGTGCTTCTCAGCATCAGGGGTCACAGATACTAGGCAAACCTTAGAGGAATGCTCAACAGGATCAGAATAAAATTTAGTCATTCTTAGGAATAAGCAGACGAGATATTACAATTAGTCCCATGCTTGTCCAATATGTTAGCACAGGTAGTCCAAATAGTCCAGGGATAAACATATTCCAAATGACCATAAGGACAAAAGGAGAGATCAAGAGAGTGCCAAGTCCTGCAACGATTGCTTTACCTGTCTCAATGTTATTCAGTCTCTCTTGCTCCTCTTCATCTTTTTTCAAAGCAGCATCAACTGCTTCTTTAATATCATCGATCTGTTGCTCAGCAGAGCGTCTAGGATCAAAGTAAACCTGATCTTTGGTCATTTTCCTTTGGTTACTTTTGCTTGGGGTTTGTTTGGATCTTGCCATAGTTTAGGACTTATTCTTCCTTCAGTTTGTTTATACCATTGCAAGTCCTGTTTGTATCTGTCCCAATAGTGGTCAAAGATATCAACATTTTTGGAGCTCGTAACGATATCATAATGTGGAGTGCCCTCAATCAAATAGCAGACGATGTAAGACGTATAAGGTAACGTCCTATCCTCTGCTAACTGAGGGTCGCAGTCAGTTTGTAGGACTCTAATCTTACTCATCGAGCTCTTCCTCCCCACTCAATCTGTGGGAAGGCTTCCTTTACTACTGCCATAGTAATCCGATACTTCTTATGAAGTGTCTTATTCACTGCCTTGATCAGGACTTCTGCCTCTGATGCATGGAGTCCTTCAAGCATCTGAATAAACATACTCTCAACCTTCATACCAGGCAGGGTATCATCACCTCCCTTGAAGAATCGATAGAGTTTCTTACCCTCTTTCTCAAGCAGGGTATGCTCGGTGCCCACAGGTGCTTCGTTGGGACGGTAAGGGACATCTTCACCCATTGGCACACGAGGCACTACACTATCATCAAAGTTGATGATGAAGATAGACCTCAGTGTCTGGGTGTTGTTTTCTTGCAAGATCTTGATCTTTGCCGCTTTAGTCTTAGCATTATGTGCTTTCTGAAGCACTTCAGAAATCATCAGTTTCATGTTTTAGATAGTAGGTTTGCATTCACTCTTCATCATCAATCATATCATCTTCATCTGTAATACGCAAGTAGAGAAGGTCAGCGGGGTCTGCCATGCCATCTTCACCCATCATCTCAGGGTGCATAACAACAGCAGCATACTCTGCTCGCTCCTTCCACTCATCATAAACAGATTTCAGATTCCAAGATGCCACAAACCCTAGGAGGAAGGATCCTAGGGTTAGGAAGAAGGCAATGTACAGAAAAGAAAGATCAGCCATGTTGCCTCCGTGTCTTGTTAATTTTATTTAGCAACCTTCTTGCGTCCTGGTTTCCTTTCAGCGTGATACTTCCAGGAGTCCTCCAAGATGCTGTAGAGATAGTCGCGTATCTTTCGTGCTTTTGGTTTGGGGATGTGCCCATATGCTTCGCGCAGTTGCTTGTCACCCCCTTTGATGTATCCATTCAACTCTTCAACTGTGTCGCTGAGTTGTGCAGCAGTGGATGATTCAATGAATTCATTTGTCTCACGACGTGTCCACTTACCTGCTTTCAGATAATTATACATCTTGAATAAGAATTTACCGTTAAGCATTGCTTCATCGAGTGCTCTCTCGACGAGTTGGTAAACTTCACTTGTGTCTTTTGACTTCACAGTAGATTGTTTTCCCTCAGGTATTTGACAGTTTCGGTGCAACCACCCAACTTACGTCCGTTGATCAGGACTTGTGGGAATGTAGCACCAGGACCAAACTCTTGATAGAATTGCTCCCTTGTAAAGTTAACATTCAAAGTGAATTCTGCAAAGGGGTAACCTTTCATTCTATAGACTTCTTTAATCTTTGTGCAGAAAGGACATCCAGGTCGTGTGTAGATTGCTGTGTTTCCAGGTTTTGCCATCGTGATATAAGTGAGTGAATAAAAAAGGGTCCCGAAGGACCCTCAGCGGAGCATCAGATTCCGTCTAAGTTATATATCAGAAGGAATACTTCAGACCCACCTTAGCACCATATCCACGATCGATGTCGTCGTCACCGCTTCCGATGAAGGAGACTTCACCGTATGCACCAAGCGCATCGGTCACGCCGACGCCCAGACCTGCCTTACCAGAAGGAACGGTGTCGCTCTCGCCGCCGTCAGGGGAGACCAGAGTAGCGCCGCCTTGGACATAGTATGAAGCGGATTCGCCAAGAGCACCTTCGTAGCCTACATGGAAATCTGTATTTGCCCCAGTGTAATCAGCGCCTGACCAACCAGCGTTGGTTTCCACGTTGACATAGGGTCCTGCCAGGGCAGCAGACGGAGCCACGATTGCTGCGGTGGCAGCGAGAGTTGCGATTGCAGTTTTGATCATTGGTATTTTACCTCGTTTGTTTTTCTTGTGGAGTGTTTACCCACAGATGATAGGGGATTCGACTCTCCCCGTATTGGACTTGTAACAATCCGTAACCTAGTGGTCACGAATGGTTATTTATAACAGAAAAATCTTAAAGTGTCAAGCCCTTGTGCCAGTTGGACAACGCTTGACCTTCTCGATCAACTGCTCCTTCAGATCATAGTATAGAGCGTGCTCTTCTGTCAACACATAATATCCAGTCAGGGACTGTCCATCATCTGTCCACCCATAGGAAATGACCCTCTCATGGACCTCCGCACAGTCAAGTAATTTATCAGTGTTTAGATAATGGTTATACTTCTGATGAAGGTTGATCATGGTCTTCTCCTTTGGACTTAGATAGTATATCACGAATCTCTGACATTTGGTCAGACGTTAGATTCTCTTCAGGTTTAGTAACATCTTCTGCAGACTCTTCACTAACTGTATCGGGAGCGATTATTTTCTGGACTGCTTCTAAGTCTTCTACCATACCGACAGGGACAAACCCACCACCAAACGCCTGTGTCTTAGCAGGTTTGTTATCCATACCATGCACCTCTGCAAGGTTGGACCTCCAGTATTTCTTCATCTTCTTCATCATCTTCTTACGACCCTTGGGATCGTCTTTGTATTTTTCGATGACGCTTCTGAGTGCTTTCAACTCGCGGGATGTTTTCTCCAGAGATCTCTCTGCCCATCCCTCTTTTGCATTGCCAAAACCTGCCATAGTTAAGTTGTTTGTGTAATGATTAGTTTGAATTTGACACGATGTTTGTCTCTATCAGAGCTAGTATACCACACTGGTGAGTTTTTGTTATGTGACTCTTGATAGAATGCTTCCTTCGCTGCCCTCTTCATGTTGTCTTTCTCATAGAAAGCAGCAAGTTTCTTGGGCAGTTTGAAGTTACCTTTCATGTCAGGGTAGTAAGGTGACGTGGCGGTGTCCTCCATTGCATTATATGCAGCATCATCAGACTGTGATCCACCATCAGTAGTTAGGTTCTTGATAACCATTGTAGCATTCACGTCAAATCCATTGCCTGCATCGTCATCCCATTGAATCTTCTGACCACCATCCCTGATCCTATGACCAGCAGTCTCACTCTGCCCAGTAATAGTCCAGTAATATGTGTTACCACCAGTCACATTGAAGGATCGAGTCTGTTGTCCAGTGGTGCTGTTACCTTGATCAAATGTTTGACCAGCAATATCTAATTGCTTGACTGCCTGACCAGAGACATTCACCTTATCATCCCAATCAAACTCCAACTCAATGTTACCAGTGCCACTACCAGTCACTTCAATACCTGATCCATCAGCAAGGAAGTATGCAGACAGGGTGCCGCTGGATCCTTGGTTGTATCTCTTAGGTGGCCAGTAGAGATCAAACTCCTGCCCCTCAGAGTATCCTATGCCCTGCTGTAGCACCTGTAGGACAGTGATCGCACACAACCATCTCTCAGGATTAGAATCCCCGCCTTCTGCCTTGTCTGGCTCGTTAGGGATTGCCTTGGTGGAATAGAAGGTGAATCCAATCCTGACCTTTGCTTGTATTGCATTTGCTTTGGACAGGTCATAGACAGCATCATTCTCAAACTCATTACCATCCAGGTAGTAGTCCTGAATGAATGTGTTTGCATTAAAGAAGTCAAACGACGGTGGATTCTGAGTTGATCCAGGGAATTGTAATGCTGCAGCAGATCTATAGTTACCAACCTCATACCATGGTTTCTCTCTCCTAGCAAAACCGACAGGAGATCTAGACATAAAGACACCATGCTGTGCATGGACACCATCAACCTGATCAAAACGTGTGATCAAGTGTCTCTTCACAAGGTCACTGTAGTCACCACCCAGCACCTGTATACGATACCCTTTCGATCCAGACCGATACTCAGAGACAGGATCCTCAGGATAACCTGTGTCAATATATCCACTAACGATGTTAGGTAGCAGTGGGTTGTGGATGTCTCTATCGGCACCACCTAGGACTTCAGGGTTGCTCTGCAGCAGACCATGCATGGACACCCTCTGATAGTTTTCATACACCTTAGTAGTTGGTTGCTTAGGACCAGAGGACTTCTTGTTATCTCTAGCAGTATTGTGCCAAGCATCACCACTGTAACTACCTGCTCTCAGTTTACCGTCTGCCTTAGCATTGATCTGAGCACCGTAGGATGGATAGAATTGCATGTCCAGTCCAACGATAGCACCAGCAGAACCCAAACTAATCAACTCAGGGTTTGCCATCATCCTAGGACTGAGTGGTGTGTCACCTGATGCTGTGGTCAACTGCAGACCCCACTGCATCTCAAACTTACCTGTGTCTACATTCCAGAGAGCACAGTATGGTGTGATCGTACCTGTAGGGGGACCAGTAATAATTTCCTGCAGTTTGAAGTTGAGTTTGTCTCCAGGAGAGAGGGAAATGACTCCATCATAGAGATCTTGCCCAATACTCGGCCATGATCCAGCGTCATACCGCTGCGAAAATATCTGCGATCCATTCTTCTTCATCCTCATTTTGAATCTGATGCAATCACCTGTGCTACCACCAGTGATACCACCAAAGGACTTCAACCTAAAGTTACCACCTGTGATCGAAGTAATAGTTTGGTCACGTCCTTGTGAGATTGTGTAGTCTCCTTCACACTTACCACACTCATGGTTTTCATCCCACTCACCGAATAGCATCGGTGCATCGTTACCACATTCCTGACGTTGCAACACAACGTCCTTAAAGTTTTTCTTGAATGACTGAGGATCACATGGGTTAGACAGATCGATCTTCAGCATGACAGGCTCAGGTCTATCTGTTGCATACACCCAGCACTGGACACCCTCGTAAACGTATCCAGGGTAGGCAGTCCACTCCACGGTATGCCAGAGGATCAGGTCATCATAGTCATCGTCACCATCAATAAGGTCTTCCCACATCTGTTTGTTAGGACCCTTCCACTTGGTGTAGTCCTTCTCATCCTCAGGATTCCATTTCTTATCAGAGAAGAGGATGTAATTATTTTCTTTAGTGTTGATACCACTACCCCTGAAACCAGGACCATGACCACTGGAGTGTGAGTTGATAGTAAATGTTTGGTTAGTGCTGAGACTATTCTGATCCGCACCATCAGACAGCAGGAAGAATCCCATGGTGCCACCAGCATATGCTTGCAACTCAGACGTGCTCAGCACAATGGTGCTGGTCTCATTACCACCACCCTCACTTGCTTCCTTAGCACTAGGCACAACGATCTTACCCCACTTAGGACCATCCTCATCTGCCAGATAGAAACCAAAGGCATTGTCATATCCTGCCTTACCCTTCTCCACATCCATACGGATGGTCAAAGCGTTAGTAATCTTCTGAGGGATACGGTATCCAAACCTACTCCGTGAGATCCTCTGAGGGATCGTGTTGTCCTGAGGGTCAATAGTATACCTGTGGTCCTTCGTAGAGGGGTTGTAGAAGCGGTGGAGTGCCCACAGACGCTCCTTGTCATGGATGTATGAGATACCATCACCCTTACGCTGGAAGACATACCCCAGGATGCTGTGGAAGACCATGCCAGCAGCATTCATGCTCGATCTCTCACCAGGACCATCTGTGTCAGGTGTGCCAGGGTTAGTAGTCAAGAAGTAATCAAGTGGGCTGCCTTTGTATTTGAAGAGAGCGTTTGATTTCTCTCTACTCTCAGGTCCAAGAATGTTTACATAGATGGTCATGACTTGTTGTCCATCCTTTCCATTCTGCTTAGGCATGAATGTAAAGGGGATCTCAACACCAGACTCAGGCAGTTTGCCAGTCCATTCTGTTACTCTCCATTCACTATCAATATCTTTTACGTCACCACCTTCAATTTTATAGACAGGTCTGACTTCAAACTTAATGACTGCCCTACCATATCTGATGGTGTGCTCTGCAATATCTCCTCTGACAGACTGACCATTACCTAGACCAGTATTCTTCTTAGGCCAAAACTTAGCACCACCCTCGTTATAAGTCCACTGACCACTGCCAGTACCATTACGGTCAGTAGATTTAATTGGTGGGTTGTCTTCCTCGTTACTGAATCCTGCTGCTCTGTTAGTAATCAACTCAACGTTGACACCAACGCCACCTGATGACCCAGGAATCTTATTTTTCAATACCCAGAATGCAGGCTCAGGGTGAGTCAGAGAGTATCCACTAGGACCAAATGCTTCATTGTGATAATTATATTCTCCACCATTCTCAGACTCATAGACAGGGAGTCTTTCAGGGAAACAATTCTTGATGCAGACCTCGGTCTTGTTAGCAGACCATCCACGAGGGTGATACCCATCACAGTCAATCTTAGCAGGTGTCCAACCACCACCTAGGTAGGGTTTGAATGTACATTCCAATGTCTTTCTGACACACTTCTCCCACTCAAGTTGCTGCGGCGGTGATGTAGGACAGTAAAGGATCTCTTCAGGGTCACTACCAATGACTCTCCAGTATCCACCACCAATATCTTCTACCTTAGCAGTGGTCCTTAACTTACTGACACGGGGACAATCATCCCCACCAGTTGAGATCCAGGGACCTTCAGGCACCTTAGGATCTGGGATCTGAATGATGACATCATGCCCACACTCAATACCAGGAAACTCTAGACCCAGTTGATCCTGAAGGAAACAAATATGAGGATCAATGGGGACAATCGTAGGTAGGTCAGGGATATCTGCCTCAGGTGGAGGTGGCAGCAGTGGTGGTAACTCAGGGTAGCAGCGTCCAACCAGACCTTGAATCACCTGAGCAGGTGTTGGGACATCAGGTTCTGATGGAGGTGCAGGTCTCTCTGGGATGTTGATCGAGTCCAGAGGGTTAGGTGTCAGGGGTGGCACGTCGGGACCGTAGCATCTACCGACGAGGGTTTGAATAATTTCCGATGGAGTCTGTGTCTGCACAGGACCAGACGAGGACGCAGATGCAGGGGTAAATTCACTCGCAGGATTCTGTCCATCGAGAGCGTTAGGCTCTAGACCGATAGGACCAGTCACGTTGTAACAACGAGCAACTAGATTACGAATATGCTCAGACATTAAAAAAGAGGAGCGTGTGCTGCTCCTCTATTTAGTGTGGTGTGTTTGATGGATTTTGCCATCCACACCAGCGGCGACGATACGATCTATTTATAGAGCGTTACCTCTAGGAAGTACTTCCTCAGGGAATACAAAGTTTTCATGCGGTTGATCAACTGGTGCCAACCATGCACGGAGACCTTCATTCAAGAGGATATTCTTGGTGTAGAAG